ACCGCCCTGCACATCCTCAATAATACTTAAAAATCTATGTTTATGCAATAGTTCAATCTTTAAATCTTTTTGTTTCTGTATCTTACATTTCTCTGTCGGTGGCAAAAAGGTGGCAATGTCGCCATTCTACTACACTCTCTCAACCTTCTTCAGATATACCCATCCGGCACCGCTTTTCAGCTTACCAAATCCGTTCTTTTCCGCGGTGATCACGTACGTTCCCGGCTGGAGCTTCTTCACATTGCTGTAAGTTTTCGCCGGTCCCGTCCTGATCTGGACGTTACTGCTTTTGGGCTGCACCTTGTATGGGAGTTTACTTGATGTGTATACCTTCTTTCCAGCATCATTGTAGACATGATAACCGGCGTGCTGATCCGCACACTGCTTGGCTTTCTTGAGCGTCTGAAACGCTCCGATCTGGCTGCTGGCGTTCTTCCAGGTCTTGCGGACACGGTACCATGTTTTGCTGGTGGCTGGGAGAATGTCGCCATTCTGTCCGGAAATAGCTTTCTTGAACGCATCCCAAGTGTACGTACCTGTATTGTATACATACGGATTTGGACAGATTTTTCCGGTCACATCATAGTGGCGAATGACATGATCTGCAGGGATGTTATATTTCTTCATCAGGTATCTGGTCAGCTCAATAGCAGATTGTATTGTTGCTCCTTCAAAATACCAGTCCTTATCTGTTGCCCCAAGACTCGCCGCGTTCTTCTTTCGCACACACATCTCAATCCCAATGCTATTAGCGTTTCTGCATTCCGGATGTTTGTAACTGCTCGCCCCACAATGCCAGGCGATATTCCGATCTTCCACGCACTGCCAAATTTCGCCGGCGAAACCGACAAAATAGTGTGCGGATGCTCCACGATTACCACCGCCGTAATATGAACAGTTTTCCTGTGCTCCGCCCAATGCCCCAACATAATGGATCACAATATATTTGATCCTGGAAATATTGCCTGGATTATAATTGTAATTTGAAATCATTCGGTTAATCTTGTTCATAGTCTCTACCGCCTTTCTCAGATGACGCTCATGCGTCCCCTTTTTTCTCTGCTTTCTGTGTCAGTATGTCGATCGCATTGGCGATCACTGCCGGCAGCGGTATGCCCATCAGTCCGGCATTCTCAACGATGCTGATTAATTCATTGGCAATGAACCCGATGATCACTGCATCACGGATGTAATCCACACCGATTGCCAGATCCAGCCGGTACGCCACCAGAACAAACAGCAGCGTCATGCATTTCCTGCACAGACCTTTCCAGCCTGTCCGACTTTCCAATGTCCCTGTTGACGTTTTCTTACTGTTGTGGAATACCCCGGCAACGATCAGACCGGATATGTAATCGATCGCCATAAAAATGATCAGCGTCATCAATGCCTGATCCCAGCCGCCAAAAAAAGAAGCAATCGCCCCACCGACTGCTCCAATACCTGTACATAACATTTCTTTTTTCATCCTCGTTAGTCTTTCCTTTCTTGTTACTCTGTGAGAACATTGATTCTTCGCACCCAGATACCTTCGCCGTTCTCGTTGGCTGATATCATCATATACTTTGCATTATCCGGAACAGTAACGATATAATCACAGTCCCCTTCTTCTTCGATTTCTACAGCTGAAACCATTGTGAATCCGGCACTGCTGTTATCAACTGCAAAAATAATCGGATATTTTCCGCGTCCACTACCGGCTCGTGATACCATGCTCGTATGTATGATATACCGTTCGCCTCGTTGTACATTCAGTGTTGTACACTGTGTTTTTGCCCCTTCCATAAGTACACACGAACTGCCAGCATCTTGTGCTTCCCACAGTTTGCCGTCTGTGATAGACACTGTTTTTTCTACTGAAAAAATTGCCTGTACATTCCGGACATCCTTGCGTGTTTTTGCCATCAACGCCTTACTCTGTCCTGTAATACCTGCCATCTTTGTTTCCATATCTTTTACGTGCTCATTTGTATAACTCTTACACGCCTCAGCGTTATTGTAACATTCTTGGATGCTGTCATGGATCGACTGCCGGACATCCCGCCCGTAGACTGCCGCCAGTATCTTTTTTAAGTTCTCTGTTATAGCCATTCCTGTTCCCCTTTCCTATGAAAATGTCAGCTTCAATGCCGCATGCACACCACATGGTGCATTGTTGACTGCGTTGGTTGTATTCGGCATCGTTGCGGCAATAGATACCATATTACGGTTGACAACGCCCCGGTAGGACGATGCCGCTATCAGCGTGGATGCATTGCCACCATAAATATAATTCCCATTCTGCCGGATCTGCAGTCCGGTTGCCGATGCTATGCTAACAGAACTGCAGCCGACAATCGGTGTCGATACCGGAATGCAGAACTGCACTTCCTTGCCTGCGGATGTCACATAGCCAGCCGTGAAACATTCAATATTTATGCTGTCGCCCTTGGTCAGGATATTCATATTTCCGACTACAAACCAGTATGATCCGCTGTAGACCAGCTCCAAAACCGTGTACTGATCTATCAGCTCTGCAGGGATGTTGCTGTTCCGGTAATAGATTGGCTTCGCCCCTGTACTATTGACGTTCAGTGTTGGATTTGCAGCGGTGTTGGCATAACTGAAACGCACAAACACCCTTGCACCAGCTGCCAGCTTAAAGTTCGACAGGCTGACCGTCTTTGCGGCGGTCGATCCCGTCGTATAACACACGGCATAATGGGCAATGTCAGCCGTACCATTGAAATTAACGCCATCTATTGCCCGTGTTGTCTGGAGTTTTGTAGCTGTTCCTGCATTTCCTGTAATCGTTGTCGGTGTTCCTCCGCCATTGGCATCCACATAACTTTTCACTTTCTTCCATAACTCAGTAAGCCCCGCCTTATCTAGATATGCCATGTTCCTTCCTCCTTATATCAATTCACTTTACACGCAGATTGCATCAATTTCGGCATTGGTAAGTGCATCGACCACAAACAATCCGCCCAGTGCATCCCATGCCTTGCCGTCCCACGCCACGTTGGTACCTGCCGGGCCGTAGTCAGATGCTGCTTCCAGGTTGTATACGTCACCGGCAACCTGCCCTGTAGTCGGCAGTTTTGTTACATCTGCCAGGGAACCCTTGTACTTATACACGCCTGTAATGTCGGATTTCTTCGCATAGATACCAGATAAATCTGCCTCTGTTGGCAAATCATTCAGTTTTGAAAACATCGCTGGAGGCATGAGACCCATATTACCAGTAGTTGCAACTGGAATAATTGCTTTTACGGTACTTCCTGCGAAAGTGAGACCAACAGATGCTTGCGTGTAATCTTCCTCAGTATAGGCCATTGTCATGGCTTCCCATGTTCCTTTACCGCTCAGAAGTTTACCCGTATCGCCTTTCGCCGGTGCCGGTACCAGTCCGTGTGTACCTGCCGCATTAGCTGTTGCACCCTTGAAGTCAGAGTAGGTCGTGTTTGATGCCGGGATGCCTAAGCCTGTGATATCTGTCTTAGTAACTGGTGTCGTACCAGATACGTGTCCGGCTGCATCCACGGTCACTTTGTACAGTCCGTTTGTTTTCGCCGTATAACTCGGATGCACATATTTGTTCGCACCGGTTTCGATTCCTGTCAGTTTGTTCTTCTCTGCTGTCGTATAGTCGTTCGTAGACAGTCCTTTACCGCTTACTTTGTCTACCTTCCCTGATAATGCTGTTTTGATCTTGCCCCAAAGATAAGTTAATCCCGCTGTATCCAAAAATTTTGCCATAATGTTTTTCTTCCTTTCTTTTAACTGTAAATGCAGATCTCATCAATCTGCCCATTCGTTATCGCCGTTACTGTTGTGTACTTCACACGCCCCTGCCCTGCCAGCAGCTGTTGCTGTGTGTATGTTAATGCCGTACCGCCAAGCGTGACCTTGCTGTTTGCCGGTTTTAACAGGTCTGTCACCTTCTTCGTGATCTGCAGCTGCTGCTGTATGTTGTACGTGGGTGCTGCACAAAAAACCTTTTCACCGATCCGCAGCATATCCACATCATAACCGGCATCCGACAGGTCGATTGCAGATAATTCTGTCACCAGATTTACCCCGTTGATCTTCTTAAATGCCTTTTCGCCTTCTTCTTTCAGCTTCGTGGGGTCCTGTATTTCGGAAAACTCCACGGTCTTCGTGATGATGCCGTATTCTTTGACAGCTGCTGCGTCTTCCAGGTAGTCCTTGCCATCGTTCACGCCTGCGATTGTGACCGGCCATTCGTTGTTTGATGTCGATGACCCGAGCGGGATCAGACGCGTTGCAAGATCATCCGTCTTGACGTTCTTGGTAACATCAATTATGTTCTGCCCCTGCCGTATATCCTGGCCGCCTGCCTGTTCATATTCTGCCAGGTAATCAATATAGTGCACACCGCCGACGGTTCGTGTTCGGATATACCCGCCGCTTTCTGCGACGAGTTCATCCATTATGTCCCTCGTGGTGCTGTAATCGTTCCGCTCCCGATCTGCCGCTTCCCCGGTAATAGTCACCTGACCGATCAGGAACTGCTTGAAATCATCCACCTGTTCGTTGTGCTTCTTAACCAGCCACTTGAAATAATTTCCTGACGTTGTCTTTCCCGGTACATCCGTGCCGGTCTTGTGGAATGGACGGATGATGCTGTCCTGAAAAAATACTAGGTCGCCTTCTGTCTGGATCTCCATCTCAAGATCCCTGTCTTCGACGGTGTTCATCACAACGCCCCGGTAGATCGTCTTCTCACTGCCCGTCAGGCCGAACCGGATTACTTCCAGCATGGACTTTCGCCGCAGGACGGATGCCGCAAGCGGATGGTCCAGGACGATCGAAACATCACAGGAGCCGTTTTTGTTGACTTCCTGAGTCAGTGCCCCTTCCGTAATGCAGCGGCCTCTTATCCACGGATGGTACAGGTAGGAACCATCCAGCGTGATCTTATACATTAGAACCTGCCCCCTCTGTATTCTACGGAAACCGTGCCGCCATCCCCTTTAAACTGCATGGTATGGATGCCCTCTGTGATCAGGATATCAGGCACCGTACTGTGCCCTTTTGGGATCTGGTAGCTTTTTCCGTCATATGTCACTGTGACCGCCGCCGAAGCTTCAAAAACACACCCCGTCGGCATCACATCCCCTACGACCGTGATTTCACCCGGTACCGGGATGTTTTTATAGTCTCTGATGATATCCGTTTCAAAATTGAATCTGTCCCATTCCCAGTCATCCAGTGACGTTTTCCGTGCCAGCTTGTACGGCTCTGCATCCAGTGTGACCACGATCTGACTGTAATGCTGGTTGAGCTTGCTGCTGTCCACGCTTACCCTGGCATCGTAATAATAGCCGTCATCCCCGAAGATGACCGGGAGCCGCCTGCCGTGCAGTTTCCCGCGGATGTCACTGGCTTTTGACAGCCAGGTGCTGTAAGTGCCGTCCTTGAAGTCGAACGTCAGCTTATGTGTTGCATTGTCGTACACTGGGAAACCGGTAATGGCTTCCGTCAGATCCAGTGCACCGTTCCTACCGGGGATGGTCACGGTACTTTTCCGGACGGACGGCGTACCAAGGTCCACACCCAGCAGTTTCAGCCCAAAATCGCCCATTTTATACTTTCCGATCTGTACATCCATCAGCTTCCCCTCCTCTGCCGGTTCCGTATTGTGTTCATGTTTTCATTGACGTAGGGTGTGACCGCCTTGCCCACCGTCCTTCCATCCAGGTCGACCGTGGTATGCAGCTCTGCCTGTAACTGTATTGTCTGGTTGCTTGCCGCTTCTAATAGTTTCCCTATCGATGCATTGCCTGCATTTGAAACGGTTATGAAATTGCCTAATTGATTAACCGTCTGCTCGAACCGGTCCAAGGATGCCAACAGCTTCGGATCCAGCTTTTGTAATGCTGCCTTTTTCTGTTCAGTATCCTCGAATGGTGTCGGGAGTGCTTCCAGTACTTTGCCCACCTCAGACAGTCGTCCTTTTTTTGCCAGCTTCTGTATTTTTTTCTTACTTGCCGCATTTGCTTTCAGGGCTTCCAGATCCAGCTCAGAATCATCGGTGCCCTTTGCCTTCTTTTTCTTTTTCTTTGCCGTTGTCTTGCCCGAAGTTGTGGTACCATTTGCATTTGTTGACGTTTTCGTGCTTTTCGCGGATTTATTTGATTTTCCAAGCCCAAACGCTTTTTTAAACGCTTCGATCATATCCTTTGCAATGCCCCGCATGGATTTTTTCAGCGTTTCTTTTTCACCATTCAGACTCTTGATCAGGCTTTTGGCGATCTCCTTTCCGGCTTCTTCGGTTGCTTCCTGTGCGGTCTTGGCTGCCTCTTCCACTTCTTTCGTCCATCCGGCTTTTGTGTCTGTCAGACGCTGTTCGAAAAATTCCTTGCTGTAGGTTTCGGACGAACCCTGCAGCTGTTCCCATTTCTTCTTGTACGCCTCCAGCTCCTCTTCCGACATCGCATTCAGGTGCTCCACGAAGTTGTCTGCCTCGTTCAGGTCCATGCCAAGGATCTGGTCCATCAGGCTTTCCGGTATCTTGTCCTTGAGCTTTTTCAGACCTTCCTGATACCGCTCGACTTGTGTCAGCTGGGTGTCCAGGTCGTACATATTGGCCGGATCCGACATTTTCTTCTTCATGTCGTCCCGAAAAGAAATGATCCGATCGTAAGCCTTCTGGTACTTTTCTGCGATCTCGTCCAGCTTCTTGTCTAAGTCGTCTTCGATCTTACTGTAAGCTTTCTCTGTCCCTTCTTTCAGGGCATCCATGAACGTTGATGTGTATTTATTGGCATAGTTCTTGATTTTTTTGGCGTTCTTCCGGAACTTTTTTGCTTCTTCCTGGAGCTTTTTCTTCTGCGTTGCATCCGTGGTGTTGCCCGCCTCTGTTTTCTTGTCTTCGGCCAGTTTTTCGTATTTTTTTACAACCTTATCCACATAGCCGTCAATCTTGTTATCCAGCTTGGAAACCAGGAGTTCCTGACGCTTGTCAAGCCCGCTGGTGATGGATTCCATGATCGCAGACGCCGCTTCAGAATAACCGCCCTTTGCCGCATCCACTTCACCGGCTGCTTTGACAGCTTCCTCTGACATCTTTTTCATGGTCTTTTTCAGCTTCGGGACTTCGGCTTCAATGCCCTTGATCACACCGCTGACAATATTCTTTCCGATCTTGTTCTTGAAAACTTTAGATGGAGAATGGATACCAAGCTCGTCTTTGGTGGCATCTACAGACACTTTTGCAAGATCTCTGGCACTCTTTTCAACATCTCCGCTGCCTTCATCAATACCGACTGCCATACCTGCCGCCAGCATCTCACCAACTTCGTCACGCATGACACGGGATGGGGATTTTATGTTGCCTTCCTTTTTTGCCCCGGTAACTGCATTTCTGACCGCTGCCCTTGCAGCTTCTTCGACTGCCGGGGAATTGGCTGTCATACCGGCAACGGTTCCACGCATCAGGTTCGCACCAACGTTATAGAACCCGTTGTAATATCCCAGTGCTGCGTCTTCCGCTTTCCGGATGGAACTGCTCGCCGCCTGTGACACCTGCCCGGAATTCTGCTGGATTCCGTCCGCGGTTGCTTTCTGCGACTCTTTTCCGGCTTCCTCTCCGCCTTTCTTGGCCGCCTCCGTGACTTCCTTCTGGCCGGATTCGATCCCGCTTTTTGCTTTTTCCGTGTGCTCTTTGCCGCTCTTCTCTCCGGCTTCGCCTGCCGCCTGTGCGATCTCCTGACCAGTACTGTCCCAGTTGGTTATAATGGCAGCTAATTTCTCTGAATAGGCTTCTGCCGCTTCGCCACCACTCTCAGAATATGCTGCCACTGCATCTTGTAATTCTTTTTTTGACATTTCTGTGCATGCTTTGACAAGATTTGCACTCTGAGGTCCCAGATCAACCAAATATGAAAAAAATTCTTTCGTCATGCCCTCTCCGGCACGTCCTGCAAGGGTTATCAGGTTATCTGCCCACTGATCTACACCATTTGCTGCACTTTTCAGATGTGTTACTACATCTCCTGCTGAAATCTCTTCACCGCCCGAAAAATCTTCGTATGCATTTACAACGCCTTTCAAGTTGTTCTGGATGGACGTTTTCATGTCCTCGTAGGCTTGTTTGACCTCATCGGACATTTCTGTTGCAGAATCTGCCACGCCCTGGTTTGATTCTTCAACAGCGGTTTTATACTCGTAAGCTTTCTCCGCTATTTTGTTGTATCTTTCATCTGCTTCCGAAGTTGTCCCCTGTAAGCCGGCAACGACTTCTTTCTGTTCTTTTATCTGGCCGTTCAGGGCGTTCAGCTGCAATGCATATTTGTCAACCGGTTCACCGGCTGCTGCGTAACTGCTCGCCATTTCCTGCACGGATTCCGTGCCGTCCTGTACCGCAGCGTTATGTTCGTTAATCTTCTTTACTGCCTGTGACCGCAGGTCGTTGAGCACTTCTTCCGCTTCTGACAGCTGGATCTGTGCCTCTGCCAGATCAGAAGCCGCCTTGTTTGCCTGTTCCTGATAAGCATTTGCAAGTGCCTGCTGCTTCATGGAATCGATCACGGCATCCACTGCGGATTTCTCCCTGTTCAGTGCCCCGGTTGTTTCATCAATGGAAAGTCCAAGCTCCGGCATGGCCCCGTTGAGCTGGTCGACGATCGTGTTCATCTGTGCTTTGTCTGAGGCTGTTTTATTTGTTTTATCCGCCAGCTCGTAGAGTTTGTCCGCAAGGTTCTGGTAGGTAGCCGCTTCTGTTTTCGCACTTTTGATGTTTTCTTTTCTCTCTTTCGCATGCTCTTCCATGCTGTCTTTCAGCTCATCGTAGGAATCTTTGCACTGTTCGATCGCCTTCCGGTTCTTTACTGACTCCGATGTCCGGTCTTTCATGACCGCCCCGAATGCCACGGCTGCCGCTGTAAGGGCTGTAAGGGCTGTAAGGGCTACTGCCACCGCACCGACTGGATTCGCAAGGAGTGCCGCTGAAAACTTCGTAAATGCTGTTGTAACCTGTTGAACGACCAACAACCCGACCAGTGCTGCTGCCAGTACTGCAAGGGCTGCTGCCAGTGCCGTGACTGCCGCCACTACTTCCGGGTGTTCCTTGACGAACTCCGTTGCCCATTCCATCGCATCTGCCCCGCTCTGCTGGAGTTCCATCAGCACCGGTGCAAGCTCATCACCGATCGCTATCTTCAGGTTCTCGATGGCGTTCTGGAAACGCTGCTGAGCAAATTCCCCGGTTTCTGACATCTTCTCAAATGCAGTGGTTGCCGCCCCGGTGCTTCCTTCCATCGCCTGCACCAGGCTGTTGTATTTGGACGTTCCGCTGTTCAGGATGGACAGCATACCGACGCCGGCCTCGGAACTCGACCACATGTTGTTGAATGCGGTCGTGTCACCGTCCACGCTGTCGGCCAGTACCTGCAGCACATCTCCAAGTGAATTGCCCTCTGCCATCAATTCCGCGAAAGTCTTGCCGGTCTGCTTCTTGAGCGTTGATCCAACAACGGAACTTGTGCTTCCAAGCTCATTCAGTGCCGCCTTGACGTAGGTCGTTGCCTGTGCGGTCTGCGTACCGTTGGCGGTCAGCAATGCGTAGCTGGCTGCCAGGTCTTCCAGGTTCATGTTGTACGCCGCCGCCAGTGGGATGACCATGCCCATGCTGGCACCTAACTGTGCAACGGATGTTTTTCCTAAGTTCTGCGTTGTGATCAGAACGTCTGAGATCTTCGAAGCATCATCCGCCGACATACCATAGGCATTGATGGCGGTCGTCAGGATGTCCACGGCGGTCGTGGTGTCGGAAAATCCACCAACAGCCAACTTATTCGCTGTGCCGACAAAATCAACTGCACTCTCGGTCGCTACCGATGCTGAAATAGCCTGATAGGTCGCTTCTGCCAGTTCCCCGACACTCTTACCGGTCTCGCTGGACAATGCCAGGATCTCGTTTCGCATATCACCAAGCGGCTTCTGTGATTCGTCTGCGATCGTGCCAACCTTCGCCATCGCCGTCTCAAACTCCATGCTTGCCTGTGTGCAGTCCATGAGTGCGTCCGTGATCGCCTTGACAGATGCAGTTACCCCGGCAGCCAGCAGAGCCTGTGCAAGGGCATCAATGGCGGTGCTTGCCTGGTCGGTCCCTTCTTCGAATCCGTCCCCGATGCTGTCACCTATGTCAGAGGCACTGTCCCCGACATCTTTCGCCGCATCCGAAACGCTGTCCGCAACGTCCGACATGGCATCCTCTACCGCTTCTGCTGCACTCTCGCCGGCTTCTTCCACAGATTCCACAATATTATCCACAGCGTCCTGGACGGACTCTGCAGCATCCTGCCCGGCATCTTCTGCCGCATCTGTGATCGCATCCGCCGCGTCTTCTGCCGCATCCTGTATCTCTTCCAGCGTATTAACTACTTGCTTCGCCGCTTTTTCTGCGTCTTTCCCTGCTTCATCTGCCGCCTGGGAAACGGCCTGCTCTGCCTGTTTTGCCGCGTCCTGTGCATCGGAGGCAGTCTGCTGCGTTGCACCTTTCGCCGCCTGCTCAATCCGCTTTAAGCCTTTCTGAAATCCACTCTCGTCAATCTCAGTGTCAAATCTTAGTGTTCCGTCTGCCATTTCCTGCCTCCCATCTTCTTATCAGTCTCCCCACATCGCAGCCGCGAACAGGTCACCGATCTGTTCCTCCTCCCGCTCGTCTTCCAGGGATATTGCCCGCTGGATCTTCTGGATCCGCTGGCGTTCCTGTTTGTCCCTGATCTTTCCGGCATCGATCGAACGGTAGCCGATGCGGGTTTTCGTGCCGGAATCATCCGGCAGGCCTTCCAGCAGCATCTGGAACTTCTGCCAGTGCAGATATTTACAGGCTAGAAGGTCAATGCCGTAATAGTTCTGGAAATCGCTGACGATATACGGTGCATCCTTCTCATAGCTGAACGTCTGCTTTCCACTGCCTTCACGCTCTTTTTCCTTTTCTGCTGACCGGATGCCGGCAATGAAATCCGTGACTGCCTGGACGGCTCCCTGGATGTCCGGCGGAATCTCTTTTTTGTATAACCGCAGGATCAGAAAGAGCCGGCTGCCCGGCTCCCCTGCCTGCTTCACTTCCCCGATCAGCTTCAGCACTGCCCGGAAGTCCGTCTTGACCGGGTACAGGACGCCCCCAACCTCAACGCTTTTCGGCAGTGGTTCATATAATGGGTTCACAGGTCATCAGCCTACGGTCGGCTTTTCCAGGAACGTGCAGCTCTTGCCGTCTGCCGCAACCTTGGCATAGCCCTTGACCGGTTCGGACTTCACGCCGAACGACCCGGAATACTGCAGTGCATCGGTTCCGTCACCGGATGCATCCGGGAGGATGGAGAACTCACGTTTTCTTGCCACGAATTCATCCTCTTTGGTCGCTTCGCCCTTGTCGAAGAAGTCCACGACCACGATGTTCCTGGTCTCCCCGGTCAGCTCGTCATCGTGCACGGATGCGATGTCCATCAGGATCGGGTTGTTCTCGTGCATGTCGAAGTTATAGGACCATGAGGTGCCGTAACCGGTCACGTCGCTGTCGCTGGAATCCTTGTCCACGTACTGGCGTTCATAGGTGGTCGGGTTCTTGGACTCTGAAAGTGTCGTGAACTTCTCCATACGGGTAAATTCTGTTGGCTCTGCCCCATCGCTGGCCGGTACGCCGTAGAAGGACACCCTGCCGGTTCTCTTGACTAATTTCGTTTTATTATTTTTTTCTGCCATAATTTAAGCCTCCTGTTCATAAATTAAGCGGCACTCGATACGATACGTAGCAAGATTAGCTTCGGCATCGTACAGGTAACCGCTGTTTAAGGTTTCAACTGCTGTTGCATGTTGTTTTTCGTTTGCCAGTTCCGGAAGTTCCCCATTGTCCGAGGACTCTTCCAGCCACTCCTGAAGCTCCTGGTAGAAGCCGCTGTTCTCGATATTCACCCTGGCGTCCTCGTCATAGACTTCCTTGGAACAGACCGCAAACTGGTACTGTTTCTTTTTCCCGCCATCCACATATTTCTGGATCACCGGGTCACATGGGAGCGGGTCGATGGAATAACTCATCTCCTCCCCCAGGTAATCCACGTTGACCCGGCCGTCATGTAAAAACGGACAGGTCAGGAAGAATGTGCGGATGCTCTCGATGATGCTACTTTCCGCATGCAATTTTACCCGCCTCCTTCTGGATACTGTCCTTGTGCCGGTTCTTCATACGTTCGAACCATTTGGACTGCTTTTTGTGCTCATAGTACTGTCTTCTGGCATATGGTGTGGACTGCACGATCAGACCGGAACCGGTAACCGTGCCAAGCGTTGCCGCTTCCCTCAGTACACCGCTCCGGAACGGTGTTTCCGGTTCCATACGGTCTATACATGTCTGATCCACGTAGGTCTGTGCCCTGGCAAGATTTCCGTTAAGCCTTGCTGCAAGCCCGGCATCCCATTCTAGGCTTGCTGTGAATCCGCCGCTGCCATGTCCGCTGTAACGGACGTCCTGCGGCTGCCGGATCTGGAACGTTTTCCTGGTCTCTGCCATCATGCACCCCCTGTCACCTTGATGTGCGGATTTCCTCCGTACCGGTTATAATTTGCCGCCGACACCTTGAAGTGTTCTGTGCCGGCCAGGTCTTTCGCCGTCTTCATCTGCACGCTGCACTGCCCTTTTACCAGGTAATCATCCTTTTTCACCAGGACTGTTATATCTGGGATGCGGACCTTGAAAGTGTCCGCGGTCTTCCTGCCTTCCGTGGTGACACTGGACTGTTCTGCCTCATACCACCAAACAGCCGGGATGTATGTACTATCCCATTCATCCAGACGGGTAACTGGATTATAACGGCGGTGGTAGAGGGTTGCGTCAGTGTTGGTCAGCATCGTCATACACCCCCATATTTAACAGGCCGGTCGGCTCCAGGTACAACGCCGCCGTCTGGTAGATCTTGCCCGCCAGTATCTCCTGGGCGGTTTTGCCGCCCTGTTCCTGCACATACGAAACAGAATAGCCGTCTGTGTTTTCTGATGCGACCTCCCTGCCCTGGTGTTCTGCTTTCGCTGCCTGGTCTGCGTACAAAAGGTCACAGCACGCACAGGCGGCATGCTGCACTTCTTCCATGGATCTGTCTGCCCGGTCAAACGTGATCCGCCGGATGTGTGCCGACACCGGCACGATCACCCTGCGGAACTGCTCTTCCGTCAGCTCACCGCCATACTGCCCTGTATAGAATGTATAATCGGTATACTGTGTCATAAGCCCGTCCTCTCAGGCTTTGTGTGACACGTAGAAGCCAGCCGCTTTGTTGCGGTAGTAATCCACCAGGCCATACTTGCGGTATTTCAGGATATCGCCGTCTGCATTCGCATTCAGGCTTGCCGGGATGATGTCGCTCGCAATGTGCTTATCAAATTTGATGATCGCCGGTTTATGGATGATCATGAAGTTGATGTCCTTGCCTTCTTCCGAAATTTTTTCGTAGTAGGTAGAAATGCTTCCCACTGCCGGGCTTTTGACCGCTTCATAGCTGCTGCCGCTCTGTGTGTAGTAGGTTTTCCCGGATACCACCGAAGAATCCTTCGTCTTTTCGTAAGCTGCCGTGCCTCTCGTGTAATGGCCGGCTTCCTCACCCTCACTCTTTCCATCCAGCAGATGGATCGCGGTATAGAATCTGGACTGCGGCACCTTCTTCTTGATGTTGAATGCATTCAGGATCTCACGGGACTTCGTTGTGTCCAGTGCCATGACCCCGTTCATCAGTGTCGAGGTCGCATACAGGATCCTGCCCTCTTCCGGCACTTCGTCCTCATCCATCACGTTCTTTGCCTCAATCAAGGCTTTCAGGAATGCTTCTGCATCCGCCAGGTTCTCCGCTTTCTTTGTGATGCCGTCAAATCCGCAGATGGTCGCAAAGGTAAAGGCATCTGCTTCTGGTGCTACCCTGGTTCTCTGCAGCTCTGCTCCTGCCCTCGTAAATGCCAGGTTCATAGACTCCTGGTTGTCCATCGTATCTACTTCCAGTTTGGCACTACGGTCATAATTGAAGCGTGCGGTTGCCCATTTCAGTGATACAGCCGCAGAAGTATAACCGGAATTGCGGTCGTAATTTCCCAGTCCTCCGACCTCGATCTGTGGGTATAAGATCTCGCTTACATTTGCTCCGGCACGCATCATGCTCGGATCACTGGTCAGATCTGCGGTCACAGATGCACTTTTGTACACCTCGTCAATGATATCCAGATAGTTTTTTGCTAATTCAATCGTATTCGCCATGTTTCATCTCTCCTTTTCTATTTGCTTTCCGCAGGTGGTAAACCTGCTGCTGCCCTCATGGCAGCCAGTGCCGAGTCCGTTCCGCCGTTCCCGCCGGACGGTCCGACCGGATTCTTGAAAGGTTCATCTGACCCAAACAGATAAGCGTCAGACTCTTTTGCGGCATCCAGTGCTTTCTTGATGTCCGCACTCTGGTCTTTGGATTCCCTTAAGGCATCCATGTCAAGCAGTGCCATGACCGCCTTTGCATTTCTGCCGCCTGCTTCCTTGATCGCAGATCTGACGGAATCTGTAAACACACGTTCCGCTTCCCTTGCGTCATACGTCTCTTTCTGCGTTTTCAGATCGTCCTGGAGCTTTGTGATCTGCCCTTTGAGGTCTGCGACATCCACGCCGTCAAACTCCTTGAGCTTTTCGTTTACCGTATCCAGTGAAGTCTTGTACTCGTCACGCTGGTTCACTGCCTTGTCGTACTCGTTTTTGGTGCGGTAATTTTCCTTCCATGACTTGTCAAAGTCTGCCTTTTTCTCTTCCGGGATCTCCAGACCGTAATCTTTCAGAATCTCATAGATATTTTTCATTGCTTCGTTCCTCCTGAAATGTTTTATTGACCGCTCTTTCAGCGGTGTGGGATATAGCCGGTTAGACCTCCGGCCGGGTAACTGCCCAGTTTTACGCCTTATGGCAGGGCATAAAAATAAGACACATAGCCCTGTGCCTCAAAGGGAGATATCTGGATCACCGCCTTTCTACGGATAACCGTCTGCCGTTGAACTGTACCGTGTCGCCAATCTGTGCCACTTCATCGCCAATCTTCACCCCCTTCAACTCTGCGTGTCCGTCAATGTCCCGGTATAATAATTTGACCGTTTTGTAATTGATCCGGCTCGCCAGCCAGTTCGGTGCAAGCCTGTCTGCGTCTTTTGTGACGGTGTAGTGTTCAGTCATTGGAATAATCTTCCACGACTGTTTCAATGCCATATTCCAGTGCACAAGTGTGTTCGATACGGCATCCTCTTGCTCCTTCCCAGTCTTTTATGAAATACGCAATATCAGCACCCGCCAGAAGTTCCAGGGATTTTCCCAGGAACCAGAGCGGTTTTGCGTCTGCCGGTGCACTCTGGAAGAAGCTGTCAATGACCTCTACCGGTTCATTTAACTGTCTTTCCGCACACTGGATTGCTCTTTTCCTCTCTCTCAAAATCTCCTCGTCTGATTTGCCTTTCATTGGCTGGCTGATAAATAATTTTTTTCATGTTCTTATCCTCGCTTTCTTAATACAGTGTTGATTTATTTAATTCTTCCACCAGTTCCCTCTCGCGTTCTGAAAGTTCATAACAGATGGTATCCTCTGCTGCTTTTTCTGCTGCCTGCTTTTCTGCGTTCTGCTTCCTGGCTGCCGCCTGGTCTGACAGCAGAAGCCCTGCCCCGTAAATCGTTTTTTTCATGGCCCTTTGGGCGTCCAGGCTTCGCACATGCTGGCATTCTTCACGCCTTACCCTGAAATGCACGCCGTAGCGTGCCATTTTCTGCATCATGGCAGCGGTAACGATATGATCCGGATAATCATACTTTGACAATTTCCGTGTCTTTTCCTGCCTCAGCTTTTCTGTTGTATCATTCACCAGCTTTGTCAGCTCCGGTGATGTCTCTGCTACCGTTTCCGGTTCGAAACTGGTAATAAACGATGTCTTCACAGTTGCACCGTTTTCGTATTCGATCGTGCAGTCGCACACAATATGGTTCATTCTGTCCCAGGTAGTCTTGCCGGATAATGCCGTGAGTGACGGGGCAAACAAAAAGAACGGGATGCCCCGTTCCAGATAAAATTCACATATATTTTTCAGGATGGAAAAAGGCGGGTTGTCCACCACCACACATCCCGGCGGATATTCGTCTTTTTCGTAATCGCCGCCCGGCCAGAATGGGCGAATCACGTTCTCAGGATCAATATTGTAACGTTTGCACACCCAGTCCTTTATAACTTCGTATATCTCCGATGGTGTATAGCAGTCGTCTGTCGTTTTCTTCGGTTTGAATTTCTCGACAAATTCTTCGTAAGTTTTGCTTTTTATGTTTCTCACCTCCCTGCAAAATGGGTACAAAAATACCACCAGTCGAAAGACCAGTGGTAAATACTTATTTTTCTTAGTTGTCAATAACTTTCACTATATCATCAATAGTTGCATCAATAGTATCCCAATCTGTAGGCGAATCACCCACATCTACCAGAAAATGCGTATCGTCTAATATCTCCACAACTGCTGCTTTTCGTCCATCTTTTAGAAGAATTGTGTCATATTCCTTTATGAGCATTTACTTCGCCTCCTTAATGTACGCACTAGTCAACTTTGTTGTGCCATCTTCCGTCCTGAGCCATGCTACAACTACATTTGCTGGTGTTTCTTTTTTACCATAAAGAATCATCTTCTGGACATATCTGTCGCCGTATCCATTATTATCAACATACTGAGCCGGATATTTCACAGCTCCCTGTTTTAACGCTTTTTGAAGTTCCTGCCAATTTCCCATTTCATAGCCCAAGCGATCTGTAAAGGCTCTTCCCTTTGGATACCCTTTTTGACTGTTTTCATCAAAAAGATATTTCGTAAACTTAGGCTCTGGTAAAATAGCCGTTTCTGCATTCGGTAGTTTAAGCTCTGGATGTTCCAGAAGCTCCTTTTGTCTTTGATAATCCATTTCGACGAACTTCCATTTTTCAGGGTCATTATACTTCATCTGCCTGAAATCCGCAAGACTTCCAGCATCTTCTTTCAGCACTTCCTTGTACCGTTCGTACTGGTTCGAATCAATCTTAGCATTCCGCATCATCTCCGGTGTATAGCGTGCGTTCTGCTGTTTCGTGTTGGTCGCTACCTTGCCCAGTCCATCCTGATAGATTCTCTCACGCTGTTCCGGAAGTCCCATCTTCTTGCTGAACTGCTTATACTCGTTCAGCTGTCCCTGGTACTTTGCTTTTTCCAGCATGATGTCGTCCTTGTCGGCTCCTGCTTCCTGCAACAGCCGTATCTTCTGACGCTGGGCACGCATGGCGGTCTCCATCTTCCTCTGCTGCTGGGTCTGTTCGTAGGCATTGAGCTGCCTGCCGTTCCATTCTTTTGTCTGGGCTTCCCTTTTGTTCTGCTCTTCCAGCCAGTCATCCGGATAGAGTCTTTCAGAAACGCCAGGAATGAACGGGTGGAACGTGTGCCGGCAGTTCGCCCCACACAATCCTGTGACGGTTCCGTATCCGCAGACCGTCCCTAATTCCTTCCTGCTGAACACCCTGCCCTGCCATGTCTGGTGATCTGGTCTCGCACATGGGTGCCAGGACACTTCAAAATACTCTGTATCGAGTTTTTCTGCGTTGTGCTCACTGACCTGTGCCGTGATCTGGTTCACGCCCGTAAGGACGGCTCTGCGTGCTGCCACGTCTGCCCGGTTCGTATGCCCGGAAGCGTAATCCACAAACCTCAGCCCGCTGTTCGTCATCTGGGTGACGACTTTCCGGATCGCCGAGTTGTAGTCTGTGCCTCCCGTCACAACGTCCTGGATGGCCGTGTCCACGTATTTCTGGTAGTACTCGGCAAATGGTGTGAACACCCGCTTCCCTGCCATCAGGACTGAAAATCCGTAGCTCTGTGCCATATTAACGAGCGTGTCTTTTGTCTGCTTCCTGGCTGCCTCTGTGATCTGTCGCAGCCACTTGTTATCCTCCGGCGTCAGGAAATCATCATTGACCTGTTCATAGATCTCCCGGTTACGGACATATTCCCATTCCGCTACCTTGTCATACATCTCGAACATTTCCGGCCAGGTTGCCCCCAGTGCCTCCTTGATGATCCGCTCCACCTCTTCCCGGGACTTGCCCATCTCGATCAGGCGGTTGATCTGGTAGTCTGCCGTTGATGTGATCTCACCGGCCTTTTTTATCCTGCGGATGACATCCTCCATGATACGCCGCTCTGCTTCCCTCCAGATCTTCTCAGCCTGCAACCCCATCCGCTGCACATCCGGTGCTGTCCTCTCCCCTGCCATGGCATCACTCCATCACGGTGTTCTGGATTGGCAGGTTCTTCCTGGCTGTCGCCTCATCCTCGTTGTACCACTTCATACGGTATTCAACTGCAGACATCACACCCATAGAAACGTCCTGGCGGTCCTGCTGCCGTTCGGAGTCTTCGTCCGTCAGGATGGAATCGTTGAACTTGCAGGCAAATTCATAACCGGAATGGTACATGCTGTTATAGAACGCCAGGGCAGCGGCATAATCCTCCAGGCATTCTTTCAGGTTCTCCTGGATCGCTGTCACACGGTTGTATTTCCGTGTTTTCGAGACACGTACCTCAGTCGCTGTCTTGGATACCTCCTGAACGTCTGACAGGTCACCGTAGGCAAGCCCGACTGTGAACTCAATGTTCCGGTAATACTTCTCAAGGCCGGCAATATAGGAAGCGTCCCGCATCGCCGGGGAATATTCCCGCAGCAGTTCCTTATCCTTGCCGTCCTCGATGTTCAGGCCGCGGTACAGGCGTTTGTTCAGCTGTGCCATCCGTGTGCCCCTGCTTCCGCGTTTCAGTGCACGTTCATCCACATGCACGGCACGCTCGCCGGATTCATACTCCCAGTCGAGCCTTGCCGCCTGGATGTCTGCCTTGCGGATCAGGTCGGCAGCAGCGTCAAAGATTGACACCCCACAGAATGAACCGTCAATCCGGTTTTTGAGTGGGTTGCGGTAGTACCCGAAGTCCATGCGGTCCATTCCTGGATAGGTCACCGGACCCTGGTTGATGTCTGCCCATTCGTCCACCGCATCCAGGCTGCATGGTGTACCAAGGTGATTCCGGTCAAGGGAATGGTAGCACTTGTTTTCGATCGTCAGGTTTCCGTTCGTGAAGTAATGACGCTCCATTTTCGTGTAATAGTCATATTCCCCCACCCGCTTAACGGTCAGAAAAGCAACATCGACCGGTTTCCCGGAATCATCGAAGCGGACCGGCACGAACTTATCAGCTGTGACGAACTCTGTCCTGTCTGCCCCCAGCGGCCGCAGGATAAAAGAGCCGAAACCAAGACCGTCCTGCAGGTTCTCATTCAGGTCTAACAGCCCCTTCTGGTAAGCCGCATCCAGCCGGTCATTGTTCAGGATGGAGCTTTCCATCTCAACCAGCACCGCATCCGCAAATTCGCGGCAGATACCGGACTCAATCCGAAGCGACACCACCGGGTCCACGCACCACGGTGCCTTCCCGTCCATCATGCCGCCCCAGCTTTCCAGGGCTTCGACCATGGACTGTGACAGCGTCAGTTCACGCCCCAGGGCTGTTTTCAGTGTCGTATAATCAAACAATCTCCTCACCTCTCTCCATATCCGTTTTGCAAAATCAAACATCCTCCACCTCCTGGATGAGTTCCTTCAGGTCGCGTTCTATGGTGTACTCGAACGCATCCAGGCTGTCTATGTCCGTGCTGCCATCGTCCAGCCGCTCATCATCCTGTTTCTCCCTGTTCCAGACCGCATCCGAAAATGCTGTTTCCAGGCTATCGCAGTCGTCTGTAAGAAAAAACCGCCCGGCTCCCATAAGCCTGACGGTCGCATTGATACGGTCATTTACACGTTTCTTCTTTGCCGGTTTCACGCTGATCCACGGGAAACGCTTCTCGACCGCGTTCCGGATGGAATTACCCAGCACGGTTTCTGCATTGTCCCAGAAGACCGTTTCTACGTTGCAGTATTCGATGGTATCCCAGTGTCTTACAACATCCGCATACTGGTCGATCACATCCTGCACGAAATCACAGAACAGTTGATCCAGACGGTTGCTGTCGATCGGGTCGTCTTTCTCTTTTGCCATGACCCGGCGGGATTTCAGGGCGATCACATCCCGGTAATTGTCCGTGTACCCTCTTGCCACGAACGCATGGCCGGACTTGTTGCCGCCGAAGTCCAGACCGATCTCGATGGATACAAGGTCCTGCTTCCGAAACTCCTTGCAGTCCGGGCTGCTTCCGGGATGTTCTACGATCCCGCACCGGAACGCTTCCGGGTGGTCTGCAAAATTCTTGTAGATCGAACCGTCTGCACGCTTCCAGAGTCCTAAGATCAGGCGGTCGTAGTAGATCGTGCCTTCGTATTCCCTGCAGAGCTGTTCCACAAAAGCCGGATCCAGGTACGGGTTGTCAAAGATCGTGTACTTTTGCAGGTAGATATCAAGCTCCGGTGTGTCCAGGAACTCTTTCAGCCAGTGGGTAGGATGCTCCGGGTTGCATGACCCGTCAAAGCAGCTGTAAGGCTTATCGAGTCGTGATTTGAGCATCTGGAACACTTCTTTGTTCCACTTGGCGATCTCATCCCCGTAGCAGTATTTGATGCTCGCACCCTGGATCTTGGCAACCTGGCTGACCTTCTCCGCCCCCAGGCAGTAGACATCCTCACCGCATACCCTTGCAATGTTTCGGTTGTTGATGTTGCCGACCAGCTTATCGGTATAGATCTCACGCATCGGCTGGAGCACGTTTCGCTCGATGGATTCCTTCGACACGCCAAGGATCACATTCAGCCCCGGTTTTCCCGCCCTCTCACGGATCCGGAAGGGAATGACAAAAGCCGTATCTACAAAAGACTTCCCGGAACGTACTGCCCCGGATTTAATGTTCCAGCGGTGCGTTGCGTTCACGATGTATTCATTCTGCATTTTGCTCAACTGCATTGTCACGCACCTCCTTCAGTATCGCATCCAGCTTCTCAAGTGCCTCGTCCGTCTCATTCTCACCTGTGACTGCCTGTTTCCTCGCTTTCTTAAGCTCTGTATCTGCTTCCTTGTTGCGGATGTCCTCCTCTGCCGCCCCGTTCTGCCCTGCATACTGAGCCACGAAGTAAGCGGCTTTGGTGTTTCCCTGCATCGCTTCCCGGATCTGAGCCGCCAGCATCGCAGATTCAAGTGTACAGTCCAAGCCGATCGACTCCAGGAACGGTTTCCACTCCGGGTTGTCAATTTCCGCTGTCAGCAGGGCGTTCAACGTCTTCCGGAACTCTGCTTTTCGCCGCCTTGCCTTCCCGGATGCCTGGCCGCCTTTTCTGGCGTATTCTCTCACTTCACTCTCGCTTCGTTTGTCAAAAGGCACTAAGTTTTCATTGTTTGCCAATCACCTCACCTTCCTTTGTTCTGTTGTTATTTTTGAGTACACAAAAAGACACCCAGCACTGCCAGATGTCTTCCTGCGGAAAATGTAGTATTCTTTTTGAGAAAGGATTCTTATATGCCCCCATCAGGGAAATCGGAACAGAAGGACTCGAACCTTCGACAAACACTGGTTATGAACCAGCTGCTCTCACCGACTGAGCTATGTTCCAATGCTGCCGGGCTGTTGAGACCCGGCAGATATACAATATACGGAGGTAAATGAAAAGAACCAATCATGTCAGCATCATTCCCAAACTGAACTGATTACACTATATCACATGTCAAGGCGGACATTCTAGGACATCTTGAAATTTTTTAATGCCCATCCGTGAATTCTTCTTGCATGTCTTGGATCATACCCCATCTTTCTTCCGATATCGTCCCAATTCAGCCCCCACAGATACCTCAGTCGCAGCACCCTCTGCTCATCCGGGTTCTCCATACGTCTGATTGCCAGGTCGATCTGTTCACGTGTCCTTGCTTTTTTCAGCCGTTCCCGTTTCAGCCGGCCGATCTGTCTCTCCATAGCTACCACATAATCCGACAGATCAGACTGCTGGCTGCCTTTCGGCATCCCGTCATTGACCATGGATGGAAACATCTGATCCATCCGGAGTCTCTGGATCTCTTCCAGGATCTCCTGCTCCCTCCGTTCACATTCCCTGTATCTTCGCAGGAACTCCTTTTTCTTGTCGTTTTCTGTCATCTCCACCGGCATCGCCTCCCCTCATGCATTTCCTTGCTATTATTTCCAGGATTTCACCGTCTTCATCATCGGTGTGTTCTATGTAATGTTCTATAATTTTGACTGATGCCAGTTTTGTCATCTTGCTCTTTACTGCGGCTGGTTCATGGAATCTTCTGGCTGCATCAGCATCAACACTCTGCTCCAGATGATCATAATGTGCTTTACGTTTTACATTTTTTTCTGCTGCTTTCATCGCTCATCTTCCCGCCCCTTTCGATCTCCTGTGCCCTGCGTGGCGGGCACTGATTATTTGATTGCTTTCGCTCCGATGACGCAAGCCGGGGCGAAGCGAATGCTGCCCGCTGCACTGATGTAGTCGACGTCGCCGGACGCGGCCACATTCCACGTATTGGCCGCGTAGCCTCTGTGAGCAGATCTTGTCCAGTGCCACTCTGTCTCCTGCTCCGGATTGACTTTCACGCAATCGCGTTCTGATCTGAATCTCTGGTACTTCTTTTCTTCGTCCTTCATTTCTTCCACGGACAGAAGAAAGAACGTGTCCAGTGTTGCCTTTCTGTCTCCGTTCTCCTTCAGCACAGGAACCAGGAGTCTTCTGAACCCTTCCTCGAATCTCTCCTTGAAGGCGATGCTGTTCATGTTTCTGCGAATGCTGGACTTCTCCCATTTGTTACAGCCTTTTTCATCGAATGGCATTTTATCGAACGGAAGATCTGCGAACTGTAATGTCATTGTTCGCATGTCTGGATTCGCAGCCTTGTCCTTGTCGTAGTCCAGGATATTCAACAGGGCCGTTCCAATTCCTTCGACCTGGACTGTGATCTGTCCATCTTCTCCGAATGTTTCTCTTGCCTTACCTGCTGCCAGGATCTCCTCGATCTGCTCCCATGTGTACTCTGTTTCTCTGATTGTTCTTGCTTTCATTGTCTGTTCTCCTTTTTTGGTCAATACTCTTTCTTCGCATACCGGACACACAATGTGCCCGCCGTTTGGCGTTCTTCCCAGCTGCTTTCATCGCTCATCTTCTCGCCCCTTTCATGAACGCCTCAACCATGGCTTTTTTCCAGCTTCTTTCGTATTGTCCACAGCAGTATGCGTTCACTGTAACATCTCTGAACTCTTCACTCTTCGGGCACACACAGATCCCTCTGCTGTCGTGGTATCTGCATGTGTTACAGTTCTTGTCATTTCCCATCTTCTTCATCCTCCCTGTATGGTTCTGGCAGCGGCATCCAGGCATTGACGAACAGGTCATTTGCCAGACAGGTATCTTCGTCGAAGCAATCCCCCAGATACCATGCACCACCTAATTTTTCATCGTCCACGTATCTCCCAACCAATGGAAGAGAAAAATTTTCAAACGACATCAGCACATAATCATCATTTTCCGGCAGTCTCTCTGTTACCGGGATCCATCTGGATTTCAGACGGTTCCTCTGGCGGAGCAGCTGCTCTGCTTTCGCTCGTGCTTCTTTTTCGTCCGTGTACAGATAAGGGGCATCCCAGTCAGCCCATTCATCTGCATACTTGACCTGTTTCGCTGAGACATCCTGGACGATAAATCCGCAGATGTAACAATCCCATTCAGGAAATTCAACCTCAACAATCTCATCACCTGGTTTACACGGCACAACAAACAATCTGCCCTCTTCCTCTGCGTCTTCGTATGCCCTTAATCTGCTTTCTACCTCCAGATCTGATGCGTTTGCCACGTATTGCATTTCTGCACTTCCAGCTACCAAAATCCGCTCATATGCGGTTGTTAATCTCTCCACTGTTCTTCCTCCAAATCCGATCTATTTCTTCTAAGACAGCCAGGATTGTCTTTTCTGCAAAACGAAGATGCTCGTACCGTTCTGCTATCTTCCTGGCGTCTTCTACAAGCCGCTCCCAGTATTCCTGTGCTGATACCGGTTCCTGGTATTTCAGCAGCAATCTCCAACAGTCCACTGTGATCTGGTAATGCTGTTGTTTTTCTGCCGCTGTCATGGCAGCTCCTCAATCCGGATATAGATCCCAGGGATACGTGCCCAGAACTTCTCGGCTATCTCTGAGGCTACCAGTGCATCATCTTCCCAGAATCCTACGGTTGTCATACAGTCTTTCAGCAGCTTCTGGAGATTGTCGGTATCCGGCTTTGTGATCCGGTATTCTCCGTCCTTATGTTTTTCTCCCTGTGCGAAGCACCACTTTGTCACCAGTCTCACACCTTCCTGGTACGGTTCCATGTCTACCGGTTTATACTTGCACAGATGTCCGATGATCTTCTGTCTGGCTCTTTTTAATTCCGGCGGGTCATAGAACACTGGTTTGCCATTGACCACAGAAACTTTATGTTCCTGGTGTGTTACGGTCGGCGGTTCCATTGGCATAAAAAATTGAATCATTATCACTTCACCTCTTTAAAGTCTTAAATTTCATTTTTTCTTTGTCCGTGCCCTTGTCATCGGGGAGGGGGAAGGGAGACGGGGCCGGGCAGCCCTAAGGCCCGTCCCTCTCCTACCCCCGTGACACCGTGAGGGGGAACCCGAATATATATACGTAGTATATATGTGTCTTCCCCGCAACAGGGGGAAGACTGAAAAAGCAGTCTTTCCCGCAACATCCACCCTCGGAGGGGAAGTCTTATTTTCAGTCTTTCCCTCACTTTTCCACTTTGCGGGGAAGCCTAAACTTTCAGCCTTCCCCTCCGCTCTTCTTTCTTACGATTCCGTCTTCAATGACATAATCACCATGCTCATTTATACGATCCCTCGCCGTCCTTACGGATACGCCAAGATAATCTGCGACATCACTTACTGTCGGTTCGTCTCCAAAGTTGCTTCCCTCCAATGCCGTTTCCAGGGCTTTTTTCCGGTCTGCTTTTCTCGTTGCTGCGTTCTTTTTATTGCTCTTGGTTCCCTTTTTCCATGGCGGATCCTGTGCCTCAAGCTGGAGATCTTTCAGGCTTCCAATCTCATCCAGGCGGTGCACTGGATAATCAAACCAGAGATTGACCGGTTCAAACTTTGGGAACTCTCGAAGCGTCCCCTCAATTCTCCAGGCTGTCTTGCTCCTTACTTTTGCCTTTTCTTTCTCTACCATGCTGCTCAGTGCGATCATCTGCCATTTGTCCAGATTGTTTTCGCAGTAATTCCACATTGCATTGCAGCTCAGAAGATCATCCTGTGATAAATCATCCTGCCATGCAAAACGGCTGTCCAGGTACATCTTGCAGGCGTTACAAATCGCCTTGTTTTCTTCCTGCTGCATCAATGCTTCGGTTGGCTCCAGTTCGATCAGGTCCAGCAATGCATCTGGATCCCTGGCAAATACACCCGAACCGGAAGCACGGTCCATGGACTTCTTACCGCCCTGGCTTCCTTTGCTGTGGTGGTGGCAATAGATCACTGCACAGCCAAGTTCTGTACATACTTTGTCAAACTGGTTACAGAAGTTCGCCATCTGATCCGCACTGTTCTCATCTCCTGTGATGACCTTGTAGATCGGATCAATGATGATGGCAACATAGTCCTTTTTCGCAGCCCTCCGGATCAGTTTTGGTGCCAGCTTATCCATAGGGATCGACTTACCTCTCAGGTTCCAGATATCAATGTTCTGCAGGTATTGTGGCTGTTCTATACCCATAGCTGTATACACATCTTTGAAACGGTGCAGACAGCTTGCCCGGTCAAGTTCCAGGTTGACATACAGCACTTTTCCCTGTGCACAGTCCCATTTCAGCCACTTCTTCCCCTCTGCGATCGCCACGCACAACTCAATCTGTAAGAAAGATTTCCCTGCTTTTGACGGTCCTGCGATCAGCATCTTATGTCCTTTTCTTAGGATGCCTTCAATCAGACATGGTGAAAGATCCGGTAGGTTATCCCATACATCGCCCAGGCCTTCTGGCTCTGGAAGGTCATCATTAATTCCCTCGATCCACTCATACCATTCATTCCAGGATGCTTTTCCGATGTTGGTGTCAACCAGGAACTGTTTCTTTCCATTTCGCATCACTCCGGGCATCCTGGAAAGCCTGGAAGGGTTCCGGTTCTGTGTGTCCACGACAATCCCGTTTTTCTGGCAGACTTCATAAAGATAGTCAACCCTTTTCCGGTATTCGTTGCAGTCCGTAGCATCCACTTTTACGATTGCATGGAGACTTTTGCCCCCTGAAAATACCAGGCATGCGATTGGAAGCTCCAGTTCCCTTAAAATGGCATTCTGCTTTTCAATCTCCATATGGTCTGATTCCACTAATGCATAGCGGTATTCTGTGACATTTGTGTTCTTGCATCCGTTTCCATCCAATGGGTTGAAACGGATCCACGCTCCTGCCTCCGGGTTATAATCCCCAAGTACTGCCCCGATGTCCCCCTGGCATCCGTTCAGCTGTTCAATCAGCTGCCCTGCCGTACGGTCCCAGCTGCCCTTTTGTGGAAGCCAGCGTGTCCCTTTTTCGTCTTTCTGCTCCCAGCTGCCAGTCACATAACCGACATTGTCCCCTGCCTCAAATAATGTTTCAATGTAACGGACAAGTTCTGCAGCCGGGTTCCATTCCTGCGGTTCCTGCAGTTCCATTCCTTCCAGCCACTCTTTATTCACGATGACATGGTCATCGTTCTGGATCATGTCATCCCATTCCAGTTCATGGCCTCGTTCCGGAACCCATCCATGATCCAATGCCATCTGTACGATGGTCCCGCCGGTCACAGGAGAAGAAGAGCCTGAGAAGCTTTTCCATTTTTTTGCACATTCCCCTGCATGATAGCGTCCAGAATCCCTGCGGCTCCATGCGTCCCAGCAGTCCATGGAATAACCTTCCTGTTTCAACGCCATCCCGACATTGATCCATTCCTGGTAGTTCAGGTCACCGGGATTTATGTATTCTATGATCTCCGTCAGACTCGTTCTCTGTTCCATTTTTATACTCCTTTATACGTTCCAGGATCTATGTCCATTGGGACTCGCCAGCCATTTGCCGCTATGCGGTCGATCAGGTTCTTCGCCTTTTCAAACTGCCAGGTACCGACATGCTGGAATCCTTTTCCCTCCAGGAAGCGGATCTGTTTCGGGGTTGTAAGGCCTTCCCGTTTTCTCTTGTCCAGGCGGTCTAATATCTTAGCTGCCTTCCCGGCGTTGTCGATCTGATCCGGCATGATCCCCAGCTTCTCAAGTGCGTTTTTCTGTTTATCAGAAGGTGGTCCCATTTCCCATCCAAAGCTTGGCACATACCCGGACAGGTCTTCTGCCTGGATGCTCATCTCAAACTGCAGCGGATCCACAAGCTTCTTTTTGCGTCTCTTCATTTCTGCAAGTTGTTTTGCCAGTGCCTCTTCTCTCTGTGCAACGACATCCTCAGATGCTGTTTTTTCTGCCTCCTCGATGTCAACCGGCATGCCTGCTTCTTTTTCCAGATTTTCAGTCATCTTCTGTGCCACTTCCTCGTTCTCGCAGATCAGGCTTGCCGGGTGACACAGCTCATGTCTTTCTGTGTGCCATAAAAAATCCAGTAAAAGTAGGTGGTCTTTCCCCGGTGACAGCCTGGTGCCACGCCCCACCATCTGACAGTACAGGCTGCGTACTTTTGTAGGTCTTAAGACAACCACACAGTCCACGGATGGGCAGTCCCATCCTTCTGTCAGCAACATGGAATTGCATAATACGTTATATTTCCCTTCTTCAAAATCCTTTAAGATCTCTGCCCGGTCCTGGCTGTCTCCATTTACTTCTGCGGCACAGAATCCGTATTCATTCAACAGATCCCGGAATTTCTGGCTGGTCTTTACCAGTGGCAAAAATACCACCGTCTTTTTATCTTTGCAGTACTTCTGCATCTCTTCCGCGATCCCTTGCAGATACGGATCCAGGGCAGTGCTGATGTCACTGGCTTTAAAGTCACCCGCCTGTACCGTTACGCCACTCATATCAATCTTCAATGGGATCGTCAGGGCTTTGATCGGTGTCAGGTAACCCTCCTTGATTGCCTTAGGGAGTGTATATTCATATGCCAGCGTTTCAAAATAGGAACCAAGGTTCCGCATATCGCCCCTGTCCGGTGTTGCTGTCACACCCAGCACATGGGCATTGGGGAAATGCTGCAATACACGCTGGTAGCTGTCAGAAATGCAGTGATGTGCCTCATCTATGATGATTGTATTAAAATAGTCTTCCGTGAACTGACTGAGCCGCTTTTCACGCATCATCGTCTGTACGGAACCGACTACGATGCGGAACCAGCTGTCCTTACAGGATTCTTCTGCTTTTTCCATCGCACAGCCAAGCCCGGTCGATTTCCGTATCTTATCGGATGCCTGTTCGAGCAGTTCGCCCCTGTGTGCCAGGATCAGCACCCGGTCACCTCTGCGGACACAGTCCTCTGTTACCTTGGCAAATACGATCGTCTTGCCGCATCCGGTTGGAAGGACCAGCAGGGTTTTCTTCACCCCGCTGTCCCACTGTTCAAATATGGCTTCTCTTGCCTCCTGCTGATATGGTCGTAATTCCATTTAAAATCTCCCTGGCTGGAATCCCTGTGCCTCTTTCGCATAAAGCTTGTCAATAAAGTTAAACATTTTGCTTGCATCCTTTGTTCCAGGTCTTAAACCAACTTTCGCCGTTCCGGTCTTTCCTGGGAGCTGGTTCCAGCACATCTTGAGCGGCTCGCCTTTCTTTTTCAGACCGGCTGCACAGAACAGTTCAGAAAGTTTCCATTCCAGTTTGCTGTGCAGGATATAATTCTCGCGGATGGTCACTTCTCTTCCCTTATGGTTGATGCGGAAATATACGACTGCCATGTTGCACGGCGGAAGTTTTGCACTTCCTGATGATCTGCTGCGTTCAAATTTGTCAATAACAAAATCGTAATCCCCTTCCGGAATCGGCTCAAACTCCTGTCCGTCATTCTGGATGACATCATCCCATCCAAACTCTCTTCCTAATTCTTCACTCATTGCTGTTGTCCTCCTTAATCTTAATTAAATGGTATTTCTTCACTATTCAACATTGCATCGATTGCAGCCTTTACCTGCTGCCAGCATGGCACCAGAAGTCCATCCACGATTCCAGGGTTTACGGTGTCGTATTCCCACAGTTCTGTCCCGTAAGGAACATAGCCCTTTGATTCGCATACGCTCTTGACGTTCCACTCATCCACCTGGTCTTTTATCATCAGATCTCTGAGTGCTTTCGGGATTCTTGGATCCGGCTCTGTATAACCTTTTTCCTCAGTCTTCTGAGGTGTGGATTCCGTTGTCGGCGGCATTGTCATCTGTTCCATCGGTTCTTTCTGCTTGACAGGTTCCGGAGCCGTCACCACTGGCTTTGGTTCTTCCTGTTTCTTTTCTTCTGCCGCAGTTTTGACTGGGACAGGAGATGATCCTGCTTTTCCTTCTTCAATCACCTGTGCAATGGATGCATAGGAAAATGGTACTTCTTCCGGAAGACCGTAACGGTTCTTGGCATCCCAGCACGCATGGTGTGAGGTATACATGACCCGCTCACCGCCCTGGGCTTTTCGTTTCTTCCCCTTGTCATCGATTGCCACAGAAAAAGTTTTGTAATTTGCAAACAGCAGCATGTCTGCCCATTCCTTAATCAGCGGGGAAGTCTGGGAACTCGTTTTCTTCCCCAGTTTCAGTTCCCATCTGTCATAGGCTCCCAGCTCATCCGGCTGCTCGAATTTTCGGATCTGTGCATGTGCCGTAAGTACCACGTTGATATTTGCCTCCACAACTTCCGAAAGCTTGTTCAGGAAACGGCCAAGCTCTTCCTTTACATACACATAACCATTTCCATAACCAAAATCTTCGATGCCGTTCTTTCGGTGCTTGTCGCAGATATGCTGGACGCACATGGCTTCTGCCCAGTCGATCGTATCAATGACCAGCGTTTTGCATACTTCCGGATGGGTTCTCACATAATCGACCTGCTGCAGGATCATCTGCCAGCTGGATGCTTTCGGCAGTCTTGCCACATCCATAGAATTTGTGCTTCCTTCGGTATCAATAAAAACGGGATCCGGGAACTGACTTGCAAATGTAGACTTTCCAATTCCTTCCGGTCCGTAGATCACGACTTTTTTTGCACACGGGATCTTACCTCTGATAATCTCCATTTAAAAAACACCTGCTTTCCATTCTTTTTTTACTTTCTGTGCCTCGGTCACCATCTCCTGACCAGTTACATATCCATCTTCAATGATGATGCTACACTCTTCTCCGGTGCTGACACGTGTGGCGATTGCCTGCAGTCCTTCTGCCTCCAGCCACATACCAAACTCTTTTAAGGTATCCATATCCATCTGCTCCAGCTTATCCAGCAGCACAAAACCACATTTCGGGTTTAATTTTCTTACAATAGCCGTGGATACTTTCAGCTGGTCAGAGCCGGACATATTGTCCCATTTCTGACCTTTGTAGACCAGTTCCCCATCTTTAACTGACAAATCCGGAAGCGGAAGGTCTGCACGTTCCAGAAGCTTCGCCTTTTCTTCACGCATGCCTTCAATCTTGCCTGTAAGGTCTGCGTACTGTCTCTGGTACTCTTTAGCATCATCTTCTGCTTTTTCCTTGTCCAGGTTAGCTCGTACCTTCCGGTTGACCTCCTCGATGTTGGCAATGTTAGCTTCCAGTTCTGCTGTAGACTGGTCTGTCAGATCTTTCGCCGTGGTCGAAGCAATATCCAGGTCTTTGACCAGCTGCAGATGCTTCTGTTTTGCTTCTCCCAGTAATTCTGCCAATCTGCTTACTTCTGCATGTGCTCTTTTCACTTCTTCCTGAAGCTGTACCGCACGTTCTCTTTTTCTCTGGTTTTCCCCATTCCTTGCAAGGATTTCCTGTTGCTGCCTGATCAGCTCCGATGGGGATACCAGGTCTTTTGGTGCATCCGTGTAATACGGCTGCTCTTTTGCATACTTCGCTTTCTGGTCTGCAATGCGTCCTACATAGAGACGTTCGTTATACAGATCCTTTTCTTCCTTTTCGATTTTTGCCAGCTTATCCCCCACGCCGATGATATTCAGCAGGGTCTGTGCTTTTTCTTTTCCGGATGCCTCCATGAATTTCGGAAGGTTCAGTGCAAGCTCCTCCACAAATTCATTCAAGAGCTGCTGACCTGCTTTCTTTCCGGACGGATCTGTTACTTTCAGTGCACTGTTTTTCCCTTTTCGCTCCACGATCAGACCGTTATCCATTACAATCTTTAAGGCTGGCGGCACTGCTGATCCAGCTCTTGCCGCTTCAGACGGGCGGTATTTTTCACCGCCCAAAGCCCATGCAATGGAATCCAGTACCGAGGTTTTCCCCTGGTTATTATTTCCACCAATCACCGTCAGGCCGTTCTGTGCAGGTTCCAATCGGACCGCTTTGATTCGCTTGACGTTTTCAATCTCTAATTTATTGATTTTCACTTGATTTACCTCCTATGTTTGCTCTATAATGAGCTTGAAATGTTATTTTTGTGTCCCGGATCGCCCGCCAAAGCACCGGGACTTTTTACTACCTCGAGTGTCGCTTTCTCAACGATCACCGATTCTTCCGTCTCTTCATTTATTGCATGCACATAGATGCTGTTATGGTGCCAGATCCGGTACTTGTCCGAATCAATCCCAGCCAGTTCCAGGATGGCTCTGGCTTCCTGGTCGCGTCCTTCATTTACCCAGATCATCTGCTTTCCCCCTCCAGACGGATACATACCTTTGCCAGTTCCGCTGCAAGCTTGTATTCCTTTTCGTATCTACTGCCTCCATGTGTTTCCTCTACTTGATTGACAAATTCCTGGAGGCTTCCAGAAAAGCAGCCACATCTTACCTCTACCGTATCATCCTTAGTCCTGTAAAATGTAACGTATCCATCCCGGCTCCCGATCGGTCCTTGTACAAAGAAATGCCTCGTATTGAAAACTTCTGCGTTGCCGTAAACCCACGCATTGCCGGAAACTCTTGCATCGCCGTAAACCTTTGCATTGCCGTAAACCCACGCATTGTCGAAAACTCTTGCATCGCCGGAAACTCTTGCATCGCCGTAAACCCACGCATTTTCGGAGACTCTTGCATCGCCGTAAACCCACGCATTTCCGAAAACTCTTGCTTCGCCGTAAACCCACGCATTGTCGAAAACTCTTGCATCGCCGGAGACTCTTGCATCGCCGGAAACCTTTGCATCGCCGGAAACCTTTGCATTGCCGTAAACCTTTGCATTGCCGTAAACCTTTGCATTGCCGTAAACCCACGCATCACCGAAATGTGAAAGATTTTCCTCTTTCTCGATGTATCCGCCGAACTCTCCAGTTTTGACAGACCCGAAATCACGCACTGCTCTGATCCGGTACAGTGTTTTTCCGAAAACTGTGAACGTTTCTTCTGTCAATTCGTATTTTTTCATTCTGCTTCCTCCTTACTTTACCCACATCAGCACACGGATCAGTACCGCACACCATACTGTGATGGCAGTGCCGATAATATCGCGTTCACAAATCGTGCTGTATTTTCCCAGCCACCAGAAGGCAAATATTGCTGCCACTGTGGCTAAAATCGGGGCGAGTACAGCCGCTCCTGTTGTTTCTTCCGCTTCTTCTGCTACTTCTGTTTCTCTTCTTTTCATTGCTTGTCCTTTCTTAAAATGCAATTCCTTCAATCTCCGCAAATCTCTTTGCATTGATAAAGTACACCCATCGGTTTTCCGACGTCCGGATACCATACCCCCACGGGAAAACTCCCTGTTGCAGTCCTTTTCGAACTGTATTATGGTTCATTCCGAGCATTTTTGCTGCTTCGTTAATATCTAACCTCGGAATGATTTTGTTTCTTATTTCCTTAGTCGGAAGTACAGAAAATTTATCGTTTTTATCCGAGAAATAATCCTCAGCCAGTCCAAGTGCCAATGCTATATCCACCTGCGTTTCTTCTGGTGGTACCTGTTTATCAGAAAGATACTGGCTAATTGAACCTTTGCTCTTTCCTGTCAGACCGGAAACTTGGATTTGGTTTAAATGCAATTTCTGCATGGCTTGTTTCAGCTTTTCACCGAATGTTTTCATGTTGCTCACCTCACTTTCCTATTCATTCATCGTCAGAATCACAATCCAGAACAGCAACAGGATTGCTAATGCTTTCCGCATTTCCTCACCTCGCTTTCTATAGGATTCTTCCATTGTCTCTAATGCTGTTGCGGTATCACTGAACGCACTCGAGACTGCTTCTCGCATCTCTGCTCCTGTAATTGCTGTTGTGACTTTCTCGGCTTGCTTTTTGATGTCTGAAATATAATGTTTCATCAATGGTCTGTTACCTCCTGTTCTTCATCTGGCTTTACTACCTTGAACCTCACATCACATACTGCATAGCCATCTTCAATTTTTAATAATTTTACGAACGCTCGCACATCCGGGCGTTCTTTTTCTCGCTGCTTATCGCTTGCTTCATCTGACTGTTTCGAATCTGCCTCAGTTTTAAGCAACACACTTACATCTACATCAAGTGCGGATGCAAGTCTGAGAATGTCTGTTTCTTTTATCCTTTTTCTTCCTTTCAACATGTCTGTAAGCTGTTGCTTTGAATACCCTGCTTTTTGGGCTACTGTGCACTGCTTAAGACATTTTTCTTTGATTATATTTGAAAGATTGTCTGCTACAATAGATTTCATCTCTACCCCGCTTTCTGTTCCAAATACGCCAGATTTTTCACCAGTTCCAGTCGTTTCTTGCAGTCTTGGTAAATCTCTTTATAATGTTTTTCAGATATAATTCCAGAATCGATAACGCACAAAATGATGTGCTCCATCATTGAGAGATTATTAAGCTGCATCACCGAAGCTTCATCTCTTTTTGAAATTCCCGCCATCTTATTTGCAAGTTTTGAATAGGTCATATAAAGCTTATCTGCATGCTGACTGCCTTGTTCCTTGGCATATTCCACCAGTTTCTGGATAGTATCTGTTTCATCTTTTCTTGTGAGTTTTCCACTTCTTCTTGTTTCAATCCAGACCTGTGTGGATTTTTCTTTGATGAAGTTCTCCATCTGGTTAAAAGCCTTTATGTACTGCAATTTCCATTCAAGGGCTTTCTTCCCAGTAAATCCCATAACTAACAATGAGAAGCCATCTCTATTCATTAGATACATTCTATGAAATTGTCCATCATCAGCTTTTCGCTTGCTAAGAATAAACATTTTTGAGGTCTCCCCATTTTTGGGGAGCGTTCCCAGCAGGTTATCTATTGCCCTTAAAACTCGGTCGTGTCTCTTCTCGAACTTCTCGGCCACCTGTAAGCTATCGCAGACCGCTTCATCATTCTTCATATACACAATTTCGTTCATTCCGTCTCCTTTGTTGGCGTTTTGTCTACATCTGAAGCAAAAAAAATTTCGTCCTTAGTTTTTAAAGAAGTTATTTTTAAAAGATCACAAAGCATTTTTATTTCGATTGCTTTGAACTGATTTTTATTTTCGATCTTTTTCTGCAATCCATATGGCGTAAGTCCAAGTTCGTGTGCAATGTACTTCTTTTTTAAACCAGATGCTTCTATTATTTCCAGAAGTCTTTTTGTGTCTGTGACCTTT